CATAAGGAACATCTCATGGAAGCCGCAGCACCAACAAAGACCACAACCAAGAAGCCGGACGCCGCACCCATTGTTGCGCCCGTTGCTGTCCCTGTCGCGGACAAGATCAAAGCCGAACAGAAGTTGCGTGCCGTCCAGCCCAAGAAGTTTGCCCCCTCATCCCTCCAGTCGGTCGGTCAGGACTATGTGACCATGACCGCAACCGCCCCCGCCGAATGGGACTACGAGGATTGCCTGCTTCCGATTGCCTGGTCGAATGTCGCCTCCATCGTTGCCAAGGATGCGTTGAACACGCGCCGTGACAAGATCGGGTCGTTCATCGAGCTGCGCAGCGCCGATCACTCGTATTTTGCGCTCCTCTACATTCTGAGCATCACCGTCGACCACATGGGCAGCCCGAATGGCTTGAATGTCATGTGCGTTGGCCCCTCGGTCGATCCCAAGACCGGCAAGGCCTGCCCGATTGATGTGCGCAGTGGAACGCCTTGGGTTTCGCGCAAGCCCGCGGAGTAATAGCCAATGACAACGAAGCTCAGGGTGTGGAATGGCGCGATGGTGTCCCTCGGACACCGCCGCCTCGTTGATACCGGTGAAGTGGTGGAGGCGGCGCGTGAGTTGACCGCCGTCTGGGATCAGGTCGTCGGCGAGTGCCTGGCGGCCGGAAGCTGGAACTTTGCCATGGAGACGGTGAAGGCCACCGCCGATACCGGCGTTACGCCCGAGTTCGGCTATCCCGAGGTCTTTGCCAAGCCCTCCGATTGGGTGAGGACGTTTGCGGTCTCGGATGATGAGTATTTCTCGCGTCCTTTGCTCCACTACTACGATGACAGCACCTTCTGGAGCGCCGAGACATCGCCGATTTATGTCCGCTATGTCTCGAACGATACCGGGCTTGGGCTTGATCTCACGCGCTGGCCCGCGAAGTTTGCCCGCTACGTCGAATTGGAGGCGGCCTCGCGCATTGCCTACAAGGTGACGCAGAGTGATAGCGTTGTCGAGCGTATGGAAAAGACCCGCGACAAGGCCAGGCGCGAGGCCTTGAACCATGATGCCATGAACGAAGCCAATCCCAAGTTCCCGCCGCCCTCGTCGTGGACGGTCGCAAGGGGCGGCCTTTCAGGGCGTGAGCGCGGCTCGCGCTCGAACTTGACGGAGTAACGCCCTTGGCTCGCGGCAACGCCCCATTTATGAGTTTCAACCGGGGGCTTATTTCCCCGAAGTCGTTGGCGCGCGTCGATCTCGATCGCACACGTTTGTCGGCCGAAGTGATGACCAATTGGCTGCCAAAAACGCAGGGCGCCATGACCATCCGTCCCGGCACGAAATACATGGGATCGTCGCTTAATGACACGGGGGCCGAGTTCTTCGAGTTCGTCGCTTCAACCGACGATGTCGCGCTTCTTGAAGCAACAAACAACAAGCTCCGTATCTGGCTCGGGTCGGACGCTCATAATCTCTCCCTTCTCGGACGCCCAGCCGTCAATACGACGTTGACTCTCGCTGACACAGGCTGGAGCAATACTTCGACGGGCGGCGCCGTCTCGACAGCGGCAACCGATCTCATCCCGACCATGACGGCCGCCACCACAAACGGGGTGACGATCACGGCCTCGTCTCAGCTAGTGACGGGAACGACGGAGGCAACGGGCGTCTCTTGGAAGATCGGCGACAACAACACGACCACGAATTGGGCCGACACCGGCATCAACAAGAGCACGCTCCCGTCATGGGTGAACGTCGATTTCGGATCTTCCGATACTGGGGCATGGCCCGCCGTCAGGTCGTATTCCATCAGAGCCCCAGACACCTCAGCGGAAAAGGAATTTGCACCCAAGCGCTGGGAACTCTTGACCAGCAACTACGATACCGGAACATACGCGACCGACACCGGAAAATGGACGCTCACCGATACGCAGGGGTCGGAAACCGCATGGGCGGCGGCCGAAAAGCGCACCTATACGCGACCGGATGCCGATACGGGCACGATCGAGAAGCGGCGCCACTGGCGGCTTTATGTCATCGAGAGCAACACCGCGTCGCAGCCGCTTCGCATTGCCGAAATGGAACTCTTCGACAATGCGACTGCCCAACAGGTGAAGCTCCAGGGCGGATCGCGCAGCTTCAATGCCACCGCGATCGGCTCCCTTGCCCGGCTTGAAAAAGCGGTGGTCACCTCAGACACGGGGACGGAACACAGTCTTGCAATCACGATAGATCGTGGTCCAATAACCTTGCGGGTCGGGTCCTCGCAGCGGGACGACGATTATATCGGCGAGACCGTGTTAGGCACCGGCTATCACAATTTGGCGTTTACGCCGACTGGAAATTTCTATGTCACGCTACAGTCCGACAGCCTCGTGGATCGGATCGTTTCGGCGTGCGGTATCGCCGATACCGGCACCGTCGAGATCACGACGCAATGGGACGCCAACGATATCAGTTCAATCCGCTATGACCAGTCCGCCGATATCATCTATGCGGTCTGCGATGGGGCGAAACCTCAGAAGATCGAACGGCGTGGTACGGGGCGCTCCTGGTCCGTTGTCAATTACGATCCCTCGTCCGGGCCGTTCTTGCCCGCCGCGTCGTCGTCGGCCAAACTGGAGGTGTCAAAAACCTACGGCAATACGACGATGAACGCGAATATCCCGTTCTTTACCTCCGATCATACGGGCGCCATCATCCGCCTGTTCCACGAGGGCCAGGGTGGAGTGTGGCCCCTAGGCGCGCTGGACGCCAAGACCGATGCCATCCTCGTCACCGGCATCAATGATACGGGTGGCGGAGCGGGCATCGAGCGCCAGTTGACGATCTCTGTTTCTGGCACCTGGTCGGGCCGGATAGCCATTGAGCGGTCGTTCGACGGCGACGATAGGGGCTTCAATGCCGCTTCTGCCAACTACCTTGATACGGGCACGGTAAGCACGTTCGATGGCGGCAGCACGGCGTCAGACACCGGGACATTCACCCGCCGCCTTCGCGACGCCGACGACAACGTCAAGGTCTATTATCGAGCGAGGATTACGTCCTACACCTCGGGCGTTGCCATCGTCACCATCACCTATGGCAACGGCGGCGTGACAGGTATTGCGCGGGTCACCAGCTACAACTCGAATACCTCCGTCGACGTTGAGGTGCTTTCCCGCTTTTCCGATACCGGCGCAACCGATAACTGGCAGCAAGGATACTGGTCGGCAGCGCGCTCATTCCCAACGGCGGTTGCCCTTCACGGCGGGCGCCTGTGCTTTGCCCAGGGTGGCTCGATCTTCTTGTCCGTCTCGGATGACTACGAAAACTTCGATGATGAGACGACGGGCGATGCCGCACCCCTCATCAAGACCTTGGGCTCCGGCCCCGTCGACAGCATCAATTGGCTGATTGCCCTTCTCCGCCTCCTGATCGGCACGGCGGGCGCGGAAATCGCCCTGAAGTCGTCCAGCCTTGATGAACCCGTGACGAAGGATAATGCCTCGGCGGGCACCTTCTCAACGCAGGGGTCGGCCAATCTGCGCGCCGTCAAGATGGACAACCGGGCGATCTTCGTCCAGCGCTCCGGCCAGCGCGTGTTCATGATCGGAGCCGGAACGCAGGGCTCGACCTTCGGCGACTATGAAAACTTCGAGCTGACGTTGCTCGTGCCGGACCTTCTTGAAGAAGGCGTCGTCTCGATCGGCATTCAACGCCAGCCCGATACCCGCATTCATTGCGTGCTTGCCGACGGGCGTGTCGCGATCCTTACCTATGAACCAACCGAAGAAGTCATTTGCTGGTCGATGTGGAAGGGCGATACCGGCACCGCTCCGATCGTCGAGCGCGTGGCGGTGCTGCCAGGCGCCAACGAGGATGCGGTCTTCTATCACGTCAAGCGCACCATCAATGGGGCAACCAAACGCTTCCTTGAAAAGTGGGCGCTTGAATCGGAGTGCATGGGCGATACCGGCCTTACCTGGCTGATGGATTGCGCCAAGAGCTACACCGATACGGGGCGCACAACGGCCATGGTCGACGTCGCAACGCATCTTGTGGGTGAAAGCGTTGTCGCCTGGGGCAGTCTCGATACCGGTTCTTACCCCCATGTCGACTTGTCCCCCGATGTCGCTGGCGTGCAAACCCGGTACACGGTGGATACCGGGGGAGACGTGACCTTCTCGGCCCTCACGCAAGGCGTGCATCACGCCGTCGTCGGGCTTCCCTATCATGCCGATTGGACGAGCGCGAAGCTCGCCTATGCCGCTGAAATGGGCTCGGCGCTCGGGCAAATGAAGCGCACGGATAAGATTGCATTCGTGCTTTACCAGACCCACAACAACGGGCTCTTTTTCGGCAACGATACCGGGCTTCTCGATCCGCTTCCCAGGGTCAATGATGACGGGGCCGAAGTCGATCCCGATAAGATTTTTGCCGCTTATGACAAGCACGCCATGCCGTTTCCGGGGCTTTGGAACGAGGATTCGCGCATTTGCCTGCGCGGGCGCTCGCCGCGTCCCGTCACCGTGCTCGCGGCCATTCCCACGGTCCAGACAAACGAGAAAGTCTGATGGGTCTTGTCATTCGCGAAGCGACCAAAGCCGATATCGACGCCATCAATGGCGTTGCCCAATCCCCCACCACACGGGCGCTCGTTGCCGAAGTGGACGGGGTCAAAATCGGGATCGGCGGCTACTACATTCGTGAAGGCCGCTACTACGGCTTCTGCGATTTATCGAGCACGGACGCGGCGCCTTATCGCTTGGCGATTGCACGTGCTGCGAAGCGCTTCATGCGAGACGCGGAAAAGCGCGGCATCAAGCGCATGTACACGATTGTCGATTTCGACGAGCCGCGTGCCCTTTGCTGGGTGACGAGCCTCGGCTTCTGGCCTGACGACCATTACCGAAAACTCTATCGGTGGAGTGCGAACTAACATGGCAGCATTTGCAGCAATCGGCGCGTTCCTGGCGGAGAACGCGGCGGCGATCTCGGCCGTAACAACGCTCGCCGCAACCGGCATTACGGCGATGGGGCAATCTCAGGCGGCCGAAGCCCAGGCCGCCGCCGCCGAACAGCAGGGGATTTATGCCCAGCAACAGGCGAACTTTGAAGCCAAGCAATTGAAGGCAAAGGCGCTTGAAGAACACGCCGCGGCCCAGCAGGAAGCGTCCCAATACCGGCGCAAGAAGGAATTGGCACTTTCGACGTTGCAGGCACGAGGGGCGGCATCCGGCTTTAGTGCGACAGATCACTCGACGCTGGCGAAGATGCTAGAAATCGCCCGCTACGGCACGGTCCAGGAACAAATGGCGATGTATGGCGGCGCATCGCGGCGCTCGGGCTACGAAACGCAGGCCAAGGTGACGCGCTTCAATGGGGCGTCGGAGGCCTCTGCCCGGTTTGCCGAGGCCGATGCGACACGCTCGGGCGCCA